AGAACTGTGTCATAATAAGAATATATGCCAAATGTTACTGGATTTATAACCATATTATTTTATATTTTGATTTACTAATTCATCCGTTCCACCACTGTTAGATCTATCAGCCGAATTGTTTGGTATATCAGTTTCACTAATCATATCAAGTGTAAATGTCGTAACACCATTAAAACCTTCTACTTGGTCTATTGTGTATTTTTCTATAACTACTTTATTGACACCAAGAATACTTAAAAATGTAGATTTTACATTAACAGCATTTTGTGTTTTTGATAATTGGTCTAATGTTTTTATAGCATCAGTTGCATATTCCATTGGTTTATCGTTATTAACCAAATGACCAGTCAACTTTATTTGATACTCACCAAATGCCATAATTTCTTTTATAGTTCCAACCTCATTTCCAATAGGAACAGATTGATTAATATAGCGATTTACTGATATACTCATTATACAAGCATTTAATAAAATGTCAGGTATTTTAATAGTTTCGGTAGATTTCATAACACCAGTTTTATCAACTTGATAATTTTGAATAGTATTATTAAAAAAGAAAACAGCATCAAACAAATAATTACCAATAAGTTTATTTGGATTAACAAGTAAAGCATCATCTTTATCAAAGTACAATTCAGCACCAGCTTTAATTGGATTTGCATATATTGTAGCATTACCCAACAATACTTCATTTTCTCTTATCTTATAAGCTGCTTCATTTGCTTTAATTGCTGCACCAGCTATAAATGATTTTACTTGACCAAAACCAGCACCTTGTATTAATATACCAAGTGAGTTAGCATCAATAATTGTTGGTACTTGTGTAATTGTTGACAGATTTGGTATAAAAGCATTAGCAGCATTTTTACCAAAATCAGCAGCAAAATTAGCAGCATTTATTGGAGCTATCGTATCAATGTTTTTAACATTATTTTGATTTTGAATCGGTGGTATATTTGGATTACTAAATGGCATATTTATATTTTATTTTTAGAAAGCACCTGAAGCCTTTGATACTCTTGCAAGAGAAGTTGCTGTATCATTAACAACATCATTTAATTGACCTAACAATATATCTTTTATATTTTGTCTTATATCAGTTGTATTAGCTTCTAAAGTGTTTATGTCTGTATTAATACCACCACTAACCATAGAAGCTCCATCACCTGTTAATATGTTTATATTCAATATTTTTGGTGTATGATAATCAGTTTTTAGTTTATCTTTATCTTTATCTTCTGGCTCTCCAGGTGGTTTATTAGCTTCAGCATCTGCAGCCGCTTTACCAACCATTTCAGATATTGCTTTATTTCTTGTGCGATTTTGTATTAATTCTTTATTTGGTATATTACCAGAAGTAAATTGTTCAACCTGTGCTTGTTCTATAAGATTAAAACCTTCACCAATTATTCTAAGTCCATTACCTAAATTATTAAAAAACGCCTTACCCGATTCCATTATCAAATTTCTTTCTCCAGTTGCAAAATCTTCCACTGTTGCTTCAGGTGGTGCTTCTTTTACTTTAGCCAACCTATCAAGTGTCATCTTTGCTATTTCAGATTCATATTCAGGTGTTTGTTTTGACTTATTAGCATTAAAGTAATCAGTAAATCTATTTTGTTCTTCAGTTGTCAAAAATTTCATTACATCAACCATACTGTTTTGATCTACTATCGTTCTAAAATCAATAACAGTTTGTTTTGCGAGATTATCACTTAATTGAGTAGCATATGCTGCTAATTCTTTTGGTTTTTTTGCCAAAGATTTTGCTTTTTTACCTTCTGGTGTATTTTCAAAATTATCAGCTAAATCTCTTGTTACTTTAGTATCTTCACTAATTCCCAAAGATTTTTCATAAACGTCTCTTGCTCCATCAACAATAGTTTTTAATGCTTCTATTGCTTTAATTAAACCTGGTGCTAAATTTTCACCAAGTGTTTGTTGTAATTCTGTAAAACTATTTGTTAATAAATTTAACTGTCCTTGTAAAGTACCCAAATTACCACGAGCACTTTTATCATAAACTTGGTCAAGATATTCACCAAACTTTACTAACATTTCAGATGTTATCTTACCATCTTTCATTAACTCTCTTAACTTTGATGATGTAATACCTAAAGAACGAGCAAATAGATTTGTAGCACCTGGTAAGTTATTACCCAACTGTTGTACGAGTTCTTGTGATTGTAATTTACCTTTGGATACAATATCTGTTAAAGCTTTAAAAATCCTTTGTGTTTGTTCAGCACCTAATCCAAAAGTAGCAGATGCTTTTGTAACACCTTTAAAAATAACTTCAGCCTCACTTAATGAAATGTTGGAACCTTTTACAGCAGCTGCAAATTTACCAAAATCTTCTGAAGCACTTGTTGCTGATATTCCAAATTCATTAGCAAACTTTACTATTCTTAACCTTTCTATTTCACCACCAAGCTTTGCAAGTTCACCAGCTGATTTACCCATAGCGAAAGCAAAAGTCCTTTGAGTTTTTTCAAGTTCTATAAAAGCTTTTGTACTATTTACACTAAAGTCAAGAGCAGCTTTTGCTAACTTCATATAAACATTTGCCAATACATTACCAGCAGCTATTTGTCCTACCAAACTTCCACCACCACCACCACTACCAAGTCCACCACCACCAACGTTAATATTTCGTGTACTGTTTTGTAGTTGATTTATTTGACTTTGAAGTCGACTTAAAATTGGTGATACATTATCTGTAGCATTTATATTAATATTAACCTGTGACATAGTATTATATTTAGTTTATCTTACCATTGCCATTTGTAAAGAATTTGACTCTTCACTTTTATATTTTCTATAACAATGCCAATATGTAATAAGTTCCTCATTAGTAGAAACAGAAATGCCAAAGAAGTGTTTAATCACTGCTTTGGCATATATTATTTCATTAACTGAAATTTTACTGTTTAGTTTTTTTTAACATCTACAGACCAGATCTTTAACAATCCAGTAGCAGCCTGACAAGCTACAACTCTTACATCTGGTCTTGTTAAAATTTCTGTATCACTTTCCTCAGCAATTAAGCAAGACATTAAAATTGTATCACCAGTTTCAATTAATTTTATACTACCATCATTATTTGGTGTATTTAATACATTAAGAGCATTGCAATAAGTTGCAAAATCTGGTTCTCTTAATACACATTTTAATTCTTTACCTTCCTCAACTGTGACTGTTATTGTTGTTTTCTTTAGTTCGTTCATATTTGTTTTTTATTTTTTTAAGCGAATTCAATATCAGCTGGTAATAGTGTGTAACTCTTTACAAAAGTTCCATCACCACTTGTTCCTGCAACACCATTATCAAGGAATACACATTTTTTAAGTGTGTGAGTTGTAATAGTTTGTCCAATATTACCAAATGTGATTGAAATGTCAAATGGAGCAATAGCGGTAATATCACCACCAGCGAATCCTGATTGTAAAGCAGCATTTGCAAATGCTTGAATTTCTTCAAGTTGCATATCAAATGATGCTGTGTAAGTTTTATTACCATAACCCAAGGCGACTGGTTGGTCACCTACACCATAAAAATGAGTAGTACCTCTTGTTACAGCATAACTTATGCTTCTAATACCTTTAGGTTGAACACCTAAGATACTAATGTTAATGTTTGCGTAGTTATAAGATACGCCATTTACGAGTGTTGCCATAGTTTAAATTTATATTTCTTTATTATATTTAGTTTTTTTATCTTAGAGTATAAGTGGGTATATTTCAACCCACTCTACTCTTTAATATTTTAAGCCGCTGCTGTAACTCCAAAAGAAACATCAACTGTGATAAACCTCGCAACTCCTTTAGGCGTTAGTGTAAGTGTAATGTTGATTGTATCTGTTGCCAATACATTTTGATTTGGGTCAATGTTTACAGAGTAAGTAGAAAGTTCACCATTAGAAACCATTACGTCTAACTGTGTATTACAAACTTGCTTATAAACATTGATTGTTAAAGCTGAAAGTGTTCCATCACTATTTACATCAACTGGTGAGTTCAATAGTGGAGAAAGTCCTGCTGCTACAACTCTTCTTGATTTATCAATTGTTCTGTTTCTTTCAATTGAGAAGAATGAGTTTGTATTAGAAACTGCACTTTTAGAATCACTGATGAATGAACCAGACAAATCAGGAATTCTTCTTAAGAAAATGTAGTTCTTGTCAGCCAATGTGTCTTGTGCAGCTGACAATACATTTGATACTAAAACTTTGTTAGCAAAAGCTGGTGTATCAAGTTCAGCAGTTGAGAAAGGTAAAGATTGAAGTTTACCAACCCAAGCGATTGAATCAGATACTTTAAAAGTAGAAACAACACCTGTAACAGCTCCCATAATACCTACTGAATAAGTGAATACATTTGCAATAGAAGCTCCAACATTAGCACCATCTTGTCCAATAAGAACAGATACGTTTGGTGCTGAATAAGCTTGTAGATTAGCTAAAGAGTTTAAATTAACACCATTGATGTTTGGTTGAAGAACAACTGATAAAGGATGTTTTTCATCTCCCAATGTATTACAAATAGATTGAATCGAGCTTACATCAGAAGCATTAAAAGTACCACTCCAAGAACCTGACTTATAAACACCAACTTGTCTGATTTCACCATTTGCAAAATCTTGTATTGTTTTGATTTCATTAAAGTTGAATGTTGCAGGTACTGGAAATACACCAATATAGAGTTTACCATTACCTAATCTGAAATGTTCACTAATGTGATAAGCCCAAGGTCTTACATCAGTAGAAGTACCACCACTAAACGCAGTGATTGAAACACTTGATGTTGCAGCACTAAATGCTAATGTTTTTGTATTGATATTTGAACCAACTAATGTTGTGTCAGAAGATTGTGGTGCTGTTACTGTTACTACATTGTCTGTAGCAGAAGCAGAATATACTAAACCATTATTGATTAAAGTTGCTAATTCTGTTGCTTGTGATGCTGTTGCAGTAGCACTGAATGTAAAAGATGCTACAACTTGTGTTGATGCAGTTGGCCAGTTAGAAGTAACTGTTACTGCTGTAGCGCCTGAAATCACTGAATTAAAGGTGATTGTAGATAATGCTCTCGTTTCTGTTGAATAGTCATCAACGATTCCTAAATCATAAGCTTCCTTTGTGGAAGAAACTACTGATACTTGTGTAGCACCAGAGAATCCACTTGGATATGTATTCGAGTAGAATAACATACCTGATGTTGAATCATTTGAAAGAGCTGGTCTTACAATATTACCTTGTGTTCTATTTACGGTTATATTTGGTAGTGCCATTTTATTTTTTGTTTTTTTTATTTTTAGTGTTTAGAAAAAAACCCACCCATCTTTGTTGGGTGGGTTTTTTAAATCTCTATACATTAGGACTTTTATTATCCTTGGTAAAGAATAGCAATACCTTTTTCATCACTTCTTAGTTTAGCAGCACCCATAGCACAAACTGCTAAGAGAGATTGTCCACCACTCATAAGAGGATCGTTTAGAATACCTTGGTAAGCTAAAATACCACCCATACCTTTTGCTACAGCTGACTTGTGGAAAGCAAGACAAGCTAAGTTGTCAGTAGTTGCGTAAGTGTAAAGACCATAAGCATCACTTGAGTTCTGAGCTCCAGCTGTAGTATATGAAAGAACTGTTGGTCTCATAATAACTGTAAATCCAAACAATTGAGGAAGGTCTTTGTCAGGTAATGTATTACCCTTTTGGAAACCATAGAAAGCGATTGAGTTTTTAACTTCATCAAGATTAAATAGTTGAGTATACATAGAAGCTGGCATAATCAAATATCTATCTGATTGAGGCATATTGTCTAAGTCAAGAACTCTTGAAAGTCGTTGAATATCAGATATTGTGATAAGTTTTCTTGAACCAGTTTGTCCACCTTCGTTGAAAAGAGAACTTGTAGCACCAGTAGTAGCAATACTTCTTGTAGAAGAAGCAGTTAATGAACTAACACCCCACTTAATAAGTGTTTCAGTACCAATCTTTTGTGCCATTTCCTCAATTTGTTGAGTAATGATTGAAGCTCTTAAATCATAAGATACTTGTAGAGCATCTGAATATTGGAAAGCAATAACACCAGTGTCATATACATTGATTGTATAGTTGATAATGCTATCAGTTCTTTTTGCTACTGTTCTTGGTAATGTAGATGAATAATCAACGTTAGTACCTGCTGCGAAACTTGTAGCTTGTGGAATGTTGACAGTTCTGTAACCTGAACCAAATGCAGCACCTGCATATGAATCGTGGTTAGTTGCTGCTGACATCCAGCTCAAATCAGATTGGAAAAGGACTTTCTGTATATCCTGAATCCAAATTTCATTTTGTAAACCCATTTTTGTTTTATTTTATTTTTATTTACTATATTTAGTATTTTTTGTTTTTTTCTCACAAATCAAGAAGTAAAGGGCCGAAGCCCATTACTCTGAACGAAAAAAGATTAGCCCTTATATTCTACCCCGTAATAGTCAAGAAATAGTTGTTTGTATAAAGGCTTATTGTTATTTAAAATCTCAGCCAAACCCTTTGAATCTTTTTCTTCGTAGTCCCTAATAGACCAACCGTCCCTTTCACTTGATGCTTTTGTTTTGTTCATAAATGGAAGCTCAGGAGCTTTTGTAGAAACCTTAATAGTATTAATCATCTTAACACCCAAATCATAGTTGTTTTGTAAAGTTTCAACCCATTCACCTTTAGCAGATTCTTCAATCCTACCTTCGTTAATAGCCATTTCAACTCTATCAATTGCTTTTTCAAGAAGAAGTTTTGTTTCGTTCTTTTCAAACAATTCGATTTTATTTTTCATAGAACCCATTGAACTTTGCATTTCTTCAAACTTTTTCATAAGTTCTTCATACATAGTTTTATAGTCAACTTCGTCAACTGGACTCTCAATTTCAAGTGAGCTTTCTTCCTCACTCTCTAAACCAAGCATCTTATCTTCAATTGATTCAATACCACCTTCAGTAGTGATTTCAATTTCAACATAGGTCTCATCCTTGATTTCTTCAATTAAGTTTTCTGTTTTTTCCATATTATTTTTTAATTTATTGTATACACTATTTAGTAAATCTTGGTTTTTATTCACAAATGCTTTATTAAAGACACTTGATAAGTTCAATTCATCTAATAGGTTTATATCATATACGCTATCAATCATCCCATACATTTTAGCATCTTCGGCATCTAACCAAGTTTCTTTTTGCATTAACCTTTCTAATGTCTTTCTATCGACCTTTCTTGATGCTAATGTTATTAAACTATTTGCTGTTTTTCTCATAGCTTCAGCTTCTGATTCAGTCATATTATCAACACCTTCAATATAAGGATTGTGGAACATAAGAATTCCATGTTCAGCCATTTCAATTCTATCACAAGTCATTGCAATAATTGCTGCCATTGAAGCACAATATCCTTCAATCTTTGCAGTAGTTTTCATACCACTATTTTTAATAGTTGATACTATTGATAAACCATCATAAACAGAACCACCAAAAGAATTGATAATAAAAGTTAGATTTCTATAACCTTGGTCTTTTGCCTTTTGTATTTCGGTTTCAATAAAATCAGCAGTTGACCTATTGATTTCATCTTTTATATTTATAACATATTCCATTGTTAAATTGTTATTTTTTGATAATAAGCCAATACTAAATATGGACTTCTAATTTCGTGAGCATAACTATTACCTTGTGCTGGTATGCCGTGTCTGTGTTGTAAGTTCGCATTAGAAGCTACTGCATTGTTAATAAAACCAGTACCAGCAGCATATCTTCTTGAAGTTTGGTCAAGACCTCTATCTCCACCACCAGTAGTACCAGTATTTGCACCACCACCTGCAAAAACAAAATTACTACCAGCATCTTGTCCTGTGCCGTGACTATGATTCAAGTCAACATTTGGGTCACCAGTTATACTACCATGATCGTGAGAAGGTAGTTCTGGTATAATTAACACTTTTGATGGATAATAAAGTCCATCAGTTAATCTACCACCACCTTTATTACCAATAGCACCATAGTTCATTATATCAGTAGAGTTATAAGTTTGTGTTGATGTTGTACTATCCCAAATAGTTGTATTATCTACTGGTGTAGTAGCAGCACCATTTTTAAATCCTATAACAAATCTACCTGTTAAGTCATAAGTACCATTTAAACCATTACAAAGAGCAAATCCATACATATTTCCAACTCCTAAACCAGTTCCTAAATCAAAATCACTCGTATTACCAGTCATCATAACATCATTAGTATTGGCAAGAGCATATTTTAAAACTCTTTTATAATTTCTTCTTGTTTTACCATTTAAAAATTCAATATAAGGTGTTGCTGGTGGTGTGGTTGTTACGGTAAAATAACCTTTAATTAAAACTTGATTATTTTCACCACTTCTAAATTTTCTTCTTTCTTCATCATTTGTAACTGTTATGTAAACTAAATTACTATTAACAATATATGCAGAATTTGCTATAGCTGAATTGGCTTCATAAAAGTCACCTGCTCCAGTTAAACCAGGTATATAAACTAAACTTCTTGTAAAATCAAATGTTGTTGAAGTTGGTGTTGCATTATAAGGAGTACAACCTAATAAAATAATACCTCTATCTAATGTTCCTGTCTCTCCAAATTGTCTATCATTTATAGAATTTAAATGTCCTGAATAAGCTTTTATATGCTCTGTTTGTAAAATATCGTTAAAATCGCTATTTACATAAGGTAAACCTCCATTAGGTGAGGGTGATAATAATCTTTTCATATTTATATTTAGTTTTTATTTAATAGTATCTCACAATAAAGTTTAAATGTGCTAATTTGTATTTTTCAACATAAGCTGTTATTCGAATATTAAAATCACCAACATTCAAATAAGTTGGACAATAAACTATAAAGTCATAATCTTCAGATAAAGTTTGAGCTTGTAAACTTGGAAATCCATATACAGCAAGTTGCCATTTATCAGTATTTGATATAATACCATTTATAACTGGTGGTGTGTTTGGTGGAATTGATTGTGTTCCAAAGTTTTGAAATGTGTATATAATAGTTTGAGCAGAAGGTTGACCATACCAAACCATTTTTTGTGACACATATGTGTTTGATGGAATATAGTCAGTAACACCATTAGTATTTACACTGTTTGGAAATTCTACCATTCTTTGTAAAAAGTATAATGGATCATATTCAAATTCTATTTCATTATTATAACCATAGATAGCAAGTGTTTCTTGTGGTAATGTGTCAATAAAAATAGGTAAGTAACCCGAAAATGTTGCTATATTAAAGTTACCATTTAAATACCATTCGAAGGCACCTTTTGATGAAACTATACTACCCAAATAGTTATTTTCGGGTATTGTAGTTTGACTAAAAGTATTAGCAGTAAGTTGTATACCATCTAACCAAGCAGACAGTGATAAAATTATATTAGTTTGTCTTTGAACAGGTTCTAAAATATATTGTAAAACTTCTGTTACTTTTAAATTGTAATCCATTATTGAGGGTATAGATTTAATGTTAATTGAATAGTTCCTGCATAACCAGCATATAATGAAACAGAATTAGTCCAATTCGTTGATACAAATGAAGTTAAAGTATTTGCATAAGTTCCACCATTATTTATAAGAACTACATTTATAATTCCATTTAATGTTTGAACTGAATCAACAACAGAAGCCGCATAAACAACACCACCAAAAGAAACATTATTTAAATAATTTGTTATAGCATTTGTTGCTTCTGATTGAATTATGGTTGATGGTATTTGTCCTTGATAATAAATATCAAGTTGCATATTAATTATATCACCAGGTTCACTTACTAAGTCAATAAATTGACCTGCTGGACAAATCGTAGTAAAATATGATTTGAGAGCATTGTATTGAACAGTTGATATTTGAGCTAAAGATCCAATAGCACCTGTTGCTACTTTAACACGAACTTGATTACCTGAAGCAACTTGTACAGAAGCTTGTGTGATTAATTTATAAGCTTCTATAACTGCAGGATACTCATATCTGTATGTTATAGGATTCCAAGCAATAACTTGTGGGTCTGTAGCCGAAAATTGAAACTCATAAGCTTTTCTAACTAACCAATCTTTTGAACCATAAGCAGCTTGATTTGTTAAATCTGTTAATTCAGCTCTATAAGAATCAAATAATTGCTCTAATAGATTTGTAGCAATGGCAAAAACATAAGCCATACGATTCCAAACTGATGTTGGTCTGTTGT